GGACGGCATAACCTACACGACGACCACCTGCAACCTCACTACTGACTGGCAGCAGTTCTCCGTGAGTTGGACCGGAACAAGCCGGTTTGTGCAAATAGGTCGTGACGGCCGCGACGGAGGACAGGCGCCCACCCCCGCGCAGACGATATTCGTGTGGGGGGCCTCCGCCCCCGGTGCTGCGCTGCTGGCGGACCCGCCCCCGGCCGACGAGACTCTTATGGCGTACAACGGCCCGACGGCCTCGACGCTCTATGCAGTTGCCGGCGACACGATATACGACGCCACTAATCCGGGCGTCATGGTCGCGACGACGGTGCAAAGCCTCAACGACGCGCGCATGCAGTACGTCAACTTCACCAACTCGTCGAACCTGCACTTTCTGTTTGCCGCGAACGGAGTGGACGACGCGTGGTGTTACAACGGGACGAGCTGGTTCCAGCCCGCGATCACGGGTATCAGCGCCGCCGACATCGTGCAACCCTGGACGCACAAGAAGCGCATGTGGTTCGTGCTGCGCGACAATACCAAGGTGGCGTACCTGCCGACGGAGGCCATACAGGGCGCGGCCACCACGTTCGAGCTCGGTTCGCTGATGACGAGGGGCGGCTACGTCGTCGCCATGACGACGTGGACCATCAATACCGCGCAGACGATAGACGACTACGCGGTGTTCGTCACCTCGCGCGGGCAGGTGATCGTGTACCAGGGCACGGACCCCGACGACGCTACTTTGTGGGCGCTTGTGGGCGTATACGACATTGGGTTCCCCATAGGACGGCGCTGTCTGTGCCGCATAGGCGGGGACGTGGCGATAATCTGCACTGACGGTGTCATGCCGCTCTCGCAGGTGCTCAATACGGATCGCGTCGCGGCGGACCGCATCAGCATCACCGCCATCATCACCAACGCGATGAACCAGGCGGCAACCAACTATGCAGCCAACTTCGGTTGGCAGATGCTGACGTATCCGCGCGGAACCTTGCTCATCATGAACGTGCCGACGCAGGAAACCGCTGCGGCGATGCAGTTCTGCATGAACACACTCACGGGAGCGTGGTGCCGATTTTTGGGCATGAACGCCATCTGCTGGGAATTGCTCGAGGACCGCATCTTCTTTGGCGGCACCTGGGGCACTGTGTACGAGTGGGACGTAGGCGCGACGGACAACGGCCAGGCGATATCCGCCGAAGCGCAGACCGCGTTCAACTATTACGACTCGCAGGGATACCAGAAGACCTTCAACATGTTGCAGCCGCTCATAACGAGCGACGGCACAGTAACTCCGGGCCTGGGGCTCAACGTCGACTTTCGACAGGGCTCTCCGGTTAGTTCGCCCTCGACCACGAGCACGCCCCAAGCGCAGTGGGACGTATCTCTCTGGGACGACGCGTTGTGGCCAGCGGAGTATCTGCAGACGGCCAACTGGACGACCGTATGGGGAGTGGGCCAGTGCGCCAGCATAATCTGCCGCGTGCAGACCAACAGCGCTACTTCTGTGCTTCTGCAGCTTAATGGTTGGAATATTACCATGCAGCAGGGAACTTTTCTGTGACTACGTTCGCACAGTTCGACTGCAACGACCTCGTGCTACCGTTCGTGGGTCAGCACCTTGGTTACGAGATGTCGGCACCTTGCTTTACTGTCGGGTTCCTACGCGAGGGCAACCTTGTCGCTGGGCTGGTCTACAACGGCTACACCGGCACCAACGTGGACGTGTCGTTCGCGGGGCCGGGGGAGTTGAGCTGGCGGGTAGTGCGCACGGCCGCGACGTTCGCCTTCCGCGAGCTGGGCGTGTACCGGATAACGTGCCGCACCCGGCGGGGTAACCGCGCGCTAACGCGCGGCCTGCCGAAGATCGGGTTCCGCTACGAGGGCATAATGCAGCACTACTATGGCCCGCGCCGGGCCGACGATGCGGTGCAGTTCGGTCTGCTCCGCGAGAATGCCGGGAGGCTCGTGTACAATGGGTAATTCAGGCGGCACCATCAAACCCGAGGCCGCTGCCCAGGGGCAGTGGAACTACAACCTCGCGGCGGCCAAGACGCAGCAGAAGCTCAACCAGACGAACCAGCAGAACCAGTACGGCGCCTTGACGTACACCAAGGGGCCGGACGGGCGCTACGTCGCCACTACGACGCTGAACCCCGAGCAGCAGAAGATATTCGACCAGCAGCAGTCGAACCAGCAGCAGTCGGGACAGATCGCTGGCGATGTACTGGGCGCCTGGGGTCAGCAGTACGGTGGCACCACGGGCTTCGACACCACGGACACGGCGAACTACCTGTTCGATCTCGGCAACCAGCGCCTCGCTCCCAACCTGGAGCGTCAGCGTGCTGCCACCGAGACGGCGCTGCTCAACAAGGGCATCGTGCCCGGCACCGAGGCGTACGCCCGCGCCATGGAGGCCGTGGGTCAGCAGGAGAACGACGCCTGGAACCAGCTGTACCTCACCGGCCAGCAGCAAGCGTACAACCAGCTGCAGCAGAACTACCAGACGCCCCTGCAGGCGTACAGCGCGCTGTACGGCCTGTCGCAGGGCACCCCGCCCCAGTCCGCGTTCGTCAACACGCCGCAGGTACAGGTGCAGGCGCCGGACTACATCGGCGCCGTCAACTCCTACAATAAGGCCCAGACCGACTCGCAGAACGGAATGCTCGGTGGCATAGGTGGCCTCGCGGGCGACGTACTCGGACTGGGCATCGGTGGCGGCAACACCATCGGCGGCGCCATGTTTACCAGCATGTTCTCCGACGCTCGGCTTAAGAAGAACGCCGAGCGGGTGGGCACTCTGGACAACGGCCTGCCGGTGTACGCCTACGAGTACAAGGCCGGCGGCCCGCGCCACATCGGCGTGATGGCGCAGGACGTGGCACACGTCCACCCCGAGGCACTTACCAACGTGGGCGGCTTCTGGGCGGTGGACTACGAGAAGGCGGTGACTTGACATGGCCGGACAGCTCCCTCTCCTCGGCGGCTTGCTGGGTGCACCCGCGCAGCCGAACCAGCCGCAGGGCTACGTCACCCCTGACGAGGTGATGCGTCGCCGCAAGATGGCCGAGGCGCTGATGCAGGAGGCGGGGAACTACTCCCCCGTGAGCCACTGGACGCAGGCGCTCTCGCGCGCGTTCAAGGGGGTGCGCGCGGGAGTGGAGGGCGCCAACGCCGCCAAGGACGAGGCTGCCGGCCGCAGCGCCGCCACCGCCGCCATAGAGCGGCTGCTGACGGGCGGCGAGACCCCCGCGGGGGTCTCGCCCACAAGTTCCCCCACCAGCTACGCGCCCACCATCGGCACTGCACCCGCGCCTGCAGCCACAGGTAGTGAACCACGCGGCGTACGCACCAACAACCCCGGCAACATCAAGGACGGTCCATTTGCGCGGGGCATGCGCGGTTACGTTGGCACCGACGGCGTTAATGCTCGTTTCGACAGCCCAGACTCTGGCTACGCGGCGATGGACAAATTGCTGGGCGTTTACGACCAGAAATACGGCCTCAACACCGTAGCCGGAATACTGGGGCGCTGGGCGCCTGCGAACGCTGACGGCAACGATACAGGCGGCTACATCAATTACGTTGCCAAGAGGCTCGGTGTGGACCCCAACGCCCCGCTGACGCCCGAAGCGCGCGCTCGCCTGCCCGAAGCTATGGCGTACTTCGAGAATGGTCGGGAGGTGCCGCGCGGCGGCGGGGCGGCGCCAGGTGCCCCGTCGGCTGCCGGTGCCCCTCTGATGGACCCCCGACAGGCGGCGTTCGCGCGGCTGCTTATGGACCCCCGCGTGGGGCCGTGGCTTACGGAAGCGCAGCGCGCCGTGGCGGCCCAGTACATGCGCCCGACGGAGTACAGCTACCAGACGTTGCCCGACGGTACCATTCTGCGCATGGACCCCCGCGGCAGCGCGCCGACGCCCGTGTACCAGGCACCCACCAAGCCGCAGTTCACCAAGATCGGCCAGGACCAGTACGGCAACGACCAGTACGGCTTCGTCAACAGCACCACGGGCACCATCACCCCGGTCGCGCCGCCCAGCCCCGCTGCCCAGGCTGCCGGGGGTACGCCCGCTGTGCCGCCGCCCCCGCCGGGGGTAGACGCTAAGAAGTGGCGCGAGGAGTGGACCAAGAACGCCGCAAACCGTGCCGCTCCGGCCGACCCAGCCGAGGTAACGAGCCTGCGCAAGGAGACGCAGCAGCTGCCGTCGTACAAGAACTACGCGCAGGCGCTCCCGATCTACAACTCCATGTACGAGACGGCGGGGCGCGATACGCGCGCGTCTGACGTCAACCTCGTCTACGGCCTCGCCAAGATCATGGACCCCACGTCCGTCGTGCGTGAGGGCGAGATGACTATCGCGCAGGCCATCGCTACGTTGCCTGCGCAGCTGCAGGCCGCGCTGACGAGCCAGCTGGCCGGCACCGGCCGCCTCGACCCCGATACGCGACGCCAGATGATGCAGGAGGCCTTCGGCCGCATGAAGGCGTACGAGGACCAGCTCGGCCTAGAGCTGGAGGCGTACAAGGGCATCGCCGAGCGCCGCGGCATAGACTACCGCGACGTGCAGCCTGGCATGCGGCCTTTCCAGCTGTGGCAGCCGCCCGCCGCGCCCCCGCCGGGCGCCGGGGGAGAGTCGCCAGCGGCTGCGGCGGCCGGCGGGGGCGGCGGCGGTACGGGTACGGGCGGTACGGCCGCTGGCAGCGCCGGCACGGCCGCCGGGTGGGCTCCCACGGGCGTACCGGTCACCGCCATACGCCTCAAGCCGGGGCAGTAAGGAGCACGCATGCCCATCTACGAGATAAAGGGGCCGGACGGCCGCGTGTACGAGATAGACGCGCCGGACGAGCAGCGAGCGACCGCGGCCTGGGCCGCCGCTACGGGGGCCGCAGGCGCCGGAGCCGGCGCGAGTACGGCCGCGCCCGCCTCCGTAACCCCCAAGCAGGACTCACTCACGTGGGCCAACATATTCAACGCGGGACTGCGCGGCATACCGGTCGTCGGGGGCCTTACGGACAACTACAACGCGGCCGTAAAGGCACTGGGCGGCGCGGGCGAGGGCGCCACGTTCGGCGAGCGCTACACCAGCAACCTCACTGCCGAGAAGCAGCGCGAGCAGAAGTTCGACACCGAGCATCCCTACATAAGCACCGGGGCACAGCTGGCCGGCGGCATAGCGGCTACGGCACCGTTCGCCGCCGTTGGGCCGCTGGCCCGCGCCACGGGCATCACCGGACCACTGCCGCAGCAGATAGTACGCGGCGCAGCTACTGGGGCTACGGCCGGCGGCGCAGACGCCGCTCTGCGTGGCGAGGCCGGCGACGCCCTGCTTCAGGGCGACGTGCGCCCCGGCGCCCTGGCGCGGGACGCTGGCAAGGGCGCCCTACTGGGCACCGCCGCGGGGGCGGCAGCGCCGCTGGTTGGCGCGGGCCTGGGCGCCGGAGCTGAGGCGGTGACGAACCAGTTTCGCGGCGGTATGGCCGTTCCGGGCACCAACCGCGCCGCCACCACGTCTGTTCTACGCACGGCGGGCGAGGACGGTATGCTGGACCCCGCCGCCTACGCCGCCCAAACCCAGAAGCTAGGGCCGGAGGGCATGCTGCTGGACATGGGGCGCGCCGCGCAGGAGCAGGCCTCCGCCGCAGCCAGCCTCCCCGGTCGCGGTCAGGTAACGGTGGACAAGCGCCTAGCCGAGCGCGCAGCGGGCGCGCCGCAGCGCGTAGAAGACGCTGCTGCCACCAGCCTGGGCAACGCGGGCACGGTCACGTTTGAGAAGCAGTTGCTCGACGACGAGGCGCGGCTGGCGGGCGCGCAGTTCGACGTCGCGAAGCAGTACACGGGCCAGATTAGCATCGCGCCCGTCGTCAAGTGGCTGGACGACGCGATTAAGGTAAACCGGGGGGCTGTACAGGGTAAGTTGCGCGAGGCGCGCGCCCTGCTGACGGACGCCAACGGCCGGCCGGCCCCGATGACTGCCGAGGTGGCGCACAACGTGCGCATGGCGCTTGACGACATGGTGGACAAGTTGAAGTCCCGCACCGACCCGAGCAGCGCGGGCAAGAACGCCGCCGCGGGCGTGCAGCAGGCGCGCCGCCGCCTGGACGAGGTAATGAAGAAGCAGGTACCCGGCATGGCCGACGCGGACGAAGCGTTCTCGCTCGTGGCGCGTCAGCGCGAGGCGCTGAAGGAGGGGCTGGACCTGTTCTCCGGCGGCCCCAAGAGCACCATGCGGCCGGACGAGCTGGAGGCCTGGATAAAGAACAACCCGCCGGAGGTGGTGGACGCGCTGCGCCGCGGTGCGGTAAACGCGGTGGACGCCGCCATGGGCACCGCGCGCAACGACCCTCTGGCCGTGCGCCAGATGTTCCAGAAGGGTTGGAATCAGGAGAAGTTGGCACTGCTGGTGGGGCCGCAGCGCGCGGAAGAGCTGGTGCGCGCGCTCGACGCGGAGACCACGTTCGCTAACTCGCGCAACCGTGTTATGTCGGGACCGCAGAGTGCTGCGCGGTTGGCTGGCCAGAAAGAGTTCGACAATCCGGTGGCGCGCATCGGAGACGTGCCGACCAGCAGTGCAAGTGCGTTTGGCACGTTCGTCGCTCTGCCGGTAAAGAAGGGCGCCGAGTTTATCATTAACGGGCTGCGCGGGCAGGCCAAGGACCAGCAGGCTGCGTACGTGCTGGACATGCTGAGCCGCCGCGGCGCTGACCGCGACGCGCTGGTGCGCGAGCTGCAGCGGATAGCACAGACGCGCTCCATGTCTGCCACCGCGCGCGAGGCCATACAGCGCGCGGCACAGACCTTTGCGCGTGGCGCCGTGCCCGCGGGCAACGAATACCTAACGCAGGAGCCGCCCCGTGGCCGATGAGCAGAAGCCCTACTGGCGCCGCGTCGGCGAGTACCTGCTGACGGACACCTGGCCCGCCAGGGCCGCGCAGAGTTTGTACGGCGCGGCGACGCTGCCGGGGGACGTGTACGCTGGCCGCGTGGACCCCACCTCCCAGGAGGCCGTAGGGCGCGCGGCGGACCTCGCCGGGGCGGTTGCGCTGGGGCCTATGGGCGCTGCTGCGGCGGTGCCGGCTGCAGCGCGGCAGGCGCCCGGAGAGATGGCGCTGGGCAGCTTCGGCGGCGTGCGGGCGCTCACGGCCGACCGGCGCGCGCTGGAGCGCGCTCAACACATGGAGCGCCAGGGCGCGCCCGCGCAGGACATCTGGAGCGACACAGGCTGGGGGCGCGGCGCAGAGGGCCGTTGGCGGTTCGAGATACCGGACCAGTACGCGCGCCTGAACGAAAACATGGCCTCGGACCTGTCGGCCGGGTTGCCGATGGTAACGGGGGAGTTGCTGGAGCATCCTGACCTGTACCGTGCCTACCCCGAGCTCGCGCGCCTACCCGTTAAGCCGCAGCTTCACGGCGGCGGTACGTTCTGGGGCGACAATATCGCTCTGTACCCCTACCAAGAAGACATGCGCTCCGTGCTACTGCACGAGCTGCAGCACGGTGTGCAGGGCGCGGAGCAGTTTGCCGCGGGGGGCTCTCCCGAGGGTGCGTTTAGCCGCATGCTGATGGAGCCGATGCAGAAGAAACTCAACGAGCTTTTCCGCTCTCCCACTGCCACGCAGGCGGAGCGCGACGCGTTGATGGAACGCATGTCTTCTGCTAAGGAACAGGAGAAGACGCTTGGGTACGAACTGTACAAGCGACTGATGGGCGAGGTGGAGGCGCGCAACGTGCAGACCCGGCGCGACTATACCGATGCCCAGCGCCGTGCCTACGCCCCCAGTACCACCGAGGACGTGCTGCGCACTAAGCAGCTTGTGCCGTCGTGGAGCGCGCCCGCGCCCGGCCCGGCCGCTTTCGACAAGATGTCCCCCGAGGAGCTGGGTCGGTTCCTCCTGCAGGGAGGTACCTGACATGCCGCGTAACGGTTCCGGCACCTACACCATCCCCAACACGTTTCTGCCCAATACGCCGATACTCTCGTCGGCGATGAACGCCAATTTCTCGGACGTCGCCACGGCCCTTACGGGCTCTCTCCCGCGCGACGGCCAAGCAGCCATGACCGGCCAGCTGACCGCCGCGGCGGGCACAGCCGCGGCGCCGGCTCTACGCTTTACGGGGTCGCTAACCACCGGCCTATTCGCGTCCACGACGAACCAGCTCGGGTTCTCCACCGCGGGCGTGGAGCGGTTGCGCGTAAAGGCAGACGGCACCTTGCGCGGGGCGGCGGACGCGCTGCTGTGGGCGCAGCTGGGAGCGGCGGCGGACGTGCAGGCGCTGCTAGGGGCGGCAGACTACGCAGCCTTCCGCACCTTGCTCAGCGTATTGTCGTCCAGCGCGACAGACGCAGCCATAGCCGCCGCAGTAAACACGGCGGTGCCGGTAGGTTCCATGATGTGGTGGCCCAAGTCTACCCCGCCCGCCAACTGGCTGGAGCGCAACGGCGCCGCGATATCGCGCAGTACGTACGCGACGCTGTTCGCGCTGATCGGCACCGACTATGGATCTGGCAACGGCTCCACCACCTTCAACCTCCCGGACGACCGGGGGCAATTCGTACGTGGGTGGGACGACAGTGCGGGAGTGGACCCTGGCCGCGTGTTCGGTAGTCTGCAGACGGACATGGTGGGACCGCACGACCATCCCACCTACAATTTCGACTATACGGTGGCGGGCGGTGGTGGACTGTCGCGCGCCATGACTACCACGCGGTCCGGCACCACCGGCAACAACAGCGGTACCGAGACCCGACCCAAGAACCGGGCGTACCTGCCCATCATCAAGGCACTCTAAGGAGTACGCAGCTATGGCCGTCGCCTACGTTTCTTACCACCAGGTGGCGCTTACGGGCGCGCCCTACGCCAGCTCCGTTCTAGGGCGCTCCGTCTACTCCGCCGAGCTGACTATCGGCGGCAGTGAGCAGGAGTCGGCCGTACTGGCCACCACCATGGGGGTGGCGGTGGTAGTCGCGCGCGTCACCACGGACGACACGGCCTGCTACGTGGCCACTGGTACCGCGCCCGACACAACCGTTACCGCGCGCACGGCGGCTTCCAGCGCGCGGTTCTACCTGGGCGCCGGGGCCACCGTGGAGTTCGAGCTGCTCTACGGCGAGCGCGTCGCCGTAAAGGCGGTGTCCTGATGCTGGGCCTTGGCTTGGGACTCGGGTTATCTAGTCGACTTGGTATGAATACCAACGTCGCCTATATACCTGCAGGGCTCGGTTGGACCGGCCCCAACTTTATTCCAAGAAAAATCAACGGAGTTTGGCGCTCTGGTCTTAACCCCATAACCCTTGTCAATCCCGCAATTTGGAACGGCGTCCCTTATTACGTGGACATCGCGACGGGTTCTGACAGCAATAGCGGGCTGTCTTGGGCTCAGGCGAAAAAGTCCATTTACCAAGCTGTAAACGCAGGGAACGCGAACGGCTCTGCGACGGCTTTTATCGTCAACGTAAAAGCTGGCGATTATGATCTGACGACTGGATTTTCTGGACCATCCGCCAGCGTGCGCCCGACAAAGCCAGTGGCTTATATCGCAGACGGCGGCCGGGTACGATACACAACCGCGAACATTTCGCTTACATGGTCCGCATATTCTGGCGACGCTTACCAGCAGACCGTAAATGAGGTCGGCTTCGTGGTGGATACGCGCGATGGCACGATACTGCAAAACGTAGCCGACGCCGCGACGGTCGTTGCGACCCCCGGTTCATGGTCTGAAGTATCTGGGGTATGTTACGCCCATCTTTTGGATGGTGCCGTAGTTTCGACGGCTAACACGCGCGTCGTTCGGTGGGTGAGGGGGTGCTGTTTCCCGACAAGCATTTCGGTCGGCGACATCTATATTCAAGGGTTTGATCTTCAGGGAGGGCGCTACGGAGCGATCGATCTTTCTCCGGCTGCCTTAGGGAACACAGTCGTCACCCGCAATTCCGTCGTTGTTGATTGTACGGGGTCTTTGGCGGGGCGACCTACCGGGCCGGCGGACGGTATTCGCGTTTCTTATAACACCGGCCTTTGTGCGGTCTTTAACAGCTCATTTTATAGCAACCAGAACGACGGCCTTAATTGGGACGAGGTCGGCGGCTCAGATTTGTCCGTATTGACAGAAAATTGTTCCGCTTACGACAACGGGTATTTCGGACAGCTCGGCAACGCATATTCCGGACATGCAAATGTTGTTGGTATCGACTTAAGCGGAACTTATCAAAGCAATACTGCTCAAGCATTTTACAACATAAACACGACAAAATGGTGGGCACTTGGTCTAGACACGACTCAACTAAACGCAATCGCGGCCCTGCGGTCGGGCAATACATCAACAATTTGGGTGCAAGACGCGGTTGCGACAGGCGGCACGATATCTGCTCAGTGTGATGTTGGATCGTTCTTGTACTACCGCAGTACGCAATTTAATGGCCCTGTGGTCGCCAATGGCACGTTCGCTCCGTTCTAACCTCGAAGGGACCCATGACACATCGCAACATCAATCAGGCCGGGCTAGACCTCGTCAAGAGCTTCGAGAGCTTCGTCCCCTTCGTCTACGACGATCTGCGGCCGGTGCGGGGCGTGCCCTACGGCTATCGGGAGTGGGACGGGTCCAAGCCCGTCGGCACCCTCACCATCGGCTATGGGCACACGAACGACGCGGCCCACCCGCTCAAGATCAGGAAGGGCCTGCGCGTCACCGAGTCGGAGGCCGTGGCGATACTCGCGAAGGATCTGGACGAGTGCGAGGACCGGGTGAGCCGGGCGGTCAAGGTGCCGATCAGCGACAACCAGTTCGCGGCGCTCGTCTCCTTCGACTTCAACACGGGCGCCATCTTCAAGGCGAGCTTCGTGAAGGCGCTGAACCGGGGCGACTACGCCGCTGTCCGACCGGGCCTAATGCAGTGGGTGAAGGCCAAGGGGCAGACGCTTCGCGGGCTCGTGCGGCGCCGCGAGGCGGAAGCCGCGCTGTTCACCCGCAAGGACACAGCCCGCGTAGTCAAGCCCATCAATCAGGGCGCCGATGAGCCGGCCGGCAACGTGGTCCCTGAGGCGCCGGTGGAAGACCAGCCGCTTTCGCAGTCTGGCGTCATGAAGGGCGCGGGCACAGCGGCGGCCGGCGGCGGTGCTCTGATGGGCGAGAATGGCACCGAAATCGTCGACAAGCTTTCGCAGGCCGAGCCCCACATCTCGGCCGGCACCTGGATCGGCTTCGCCATCGGCGCCCTCATTCTCGGCGGCGCTCTCTACGCGATGTACTCGCGGACCAAGGCGGCGGGCAAGTTGCCCTCCTGGTGGCCCCGCTGGCTTGGAGGCTGACATGCAATGGATCCTCTCCTTTATCCCCTGGCAAGCTTACGTTGCCGGAAACGGGGTTATCGTGGCTGGCCTTGCGTTTAAGTTTGGTTGGCGGGCCGCCGTAGTTTATGGGGCGCTTGCGCTTGTGTTTGTCGCCTATGACAAGGGCGGAGACGACCGTGATGCTTACCGTAAGGTGGAGATCGAGCGAAATGTGCAAGATGCGCTTTCTAGGGCTGAGCGTGCGCGCGAGCGCAGTGACGCTATTGTGCCTGGGCCTGACGGCATGCCAAACGATGGGTGGCGGCGAGACTAGAGTGGCGTGCGGTGCGTTCAAGCCTATTGGCTGGTCACGGCATGACACCCTTCCCACTCAGCGCGAGGCGTTCGCACATAACGCGGTCGGTCGAGAGCTTTGCGGCTGGAGGATCACGAAATGACCGGCGAACTTTCTGCGGCGGCCCGTCATCCAACCGGCACGATAACGCTCACGCAAGAGGAGCTTACCGAGCTTGTCACTGACATTGCAGAAGATGCTGCGGAAAAGGCTGTGCGGAAAGTTTTCAAAGAGGTCGGTATCGTCGTGACGAACGATGAGAAGATCGAAGAAACCCG